ACGCATCAAGGCGTCGTAATATGCGTCTGGAAGTACGCCGTGATACTTCTGGAAAGGGTCGTGCGGTGCAGTTGCACTCGCGGGCGACGGGACGGATAATGCGGTGATGAGGGCTAATGCCATAATTCTCTTAATCAACCTTTTCAACTTCTGTTGGCGGAGACCAAGTCAGCCAGGGAGCGCGCCGAGTGGCGACTGTGACTCTGAGATGTTCTCCTGTTTCCAGATCCGTGAAGATTTGGACGAGGGTTAGTTTGTCTCTTGACAATAACGGAAGATAGCCCCAGGTGGGGAGCATTACTTCCTCCAGAAGCGGTTGACGACTTTGAAATAAGCCCAGGAGGCGAGCCATCCTGTTGTGAATGTGACGAGGTATTGCTCGTATGTCATTGCGTTTCCCTTCGCTAGACGTGTCTTGATGTTGTAACACAAGTCAGGGTCATAGTGGCGGATTCGACCCCAGAGGCAAGGAGGGAAACACGCTGACCTCTGGAGTCTGGCTCGAGGAGAATGACATCCTCGGGCGTTCTATGGCTTCGGAACGCTTCTCCAAATAGCCTCGTATTCGTCGCCTGACATATCGGCATACTTGGGCGTAAGTTCGCAATGGATCCAGGAGGCTTTTTGAGAACCACCGTTATCGTTTGCCGACCAATCCTTCCAGCCCCTGCCAATACGCCATCCACGACCCCATGTCTCGCAACCTTTTTTGGTGAGTCCTGAGTAATCATGAACTTCTTCTAACCCGAGAGCAGCTGCGTGTTCAACAAACCACAGAATTGCTTCTTTGCCTGATGTTTTATCTGTTCCGAAAGAGGTGTCGAGTGCCCTTGCGGTTCCGTGCACAGAAGGAACGCCAGGCTTCCCCACGATGTCACGAACGACCCAAGTCCCAAGATTTTTGAAGCCCCATCTTTTATTGCAAAGAACAACAAAACGTTCTGTCCCTGGGCGTTTTGCTTTTGCTACGCCGTCAGAAGTTCCGGTGTAACTACTCATCTGTTTTTTTCTTTTCTTCGGGATGTCCTTTAAGGCCGTTTGCAGCTAGCAATCCGCCAAGCGCCCCACCAAGAGTCAATGTCAATGGGCTAAGGATTTTCCATGCTTCGGTGTCGTTTGGAGATACCTCAAGAGGCTGTGTCACGAATAGCAAGCCGTAAAGAAGAACAAAGATTGTTCCTGCAAAACTGAGTGAGAGTGTGATGCCTACCATCAAGATGAGTCGGGCTTTGATTTGGTCGCCTGTAAGTCTTGGTCGCATTTTCATCCGCATCTTCCCGTGCCTGGCGTTGTCATTGAGGCAGTTGCTGTTGCTGCTTTATTTTTTGTCCTTAGGCAGTTGACGCGTTCACGGTCTGCACAAGCGGTTAAAGATGTTAAAAACACCAATAGAATTAGGCTATTTTTCATGCTTGGCGGTATCCATAGACGGTGATAGTGCCTTGCATTGTGCCGGAACTTGTAAAGACGGTAAGTCCGTCTGCTTGGTAATTTTGATAATGCATAAGCCCACCAGTTGAGCCAGCCCATGCTGTGTGTGCCGGGGCATCACCCGATGCTGTCAGCGTTGCCATAGTTGAGTTGTTCTTTTGTGGCCCAGCGACTTCGATGGTTGCCATAGATGGGATTGTGGTGTTCGTATATACCAACGTCCATGAGGTATCTGACGATGCAGCGTTGACGGACTGTGTACCACTAGCAAGCATGTTGTTTGTTGACCAGTAATAGTTTGCTGAGATGTTGTCACCACCACCTGAACGCCACCTGAGAGCCACAACGCTGTTGGCTGACACGCTGTCAATTTGCACAAGAACGCGATAGTTCGTGTAGGTAGTTGTGAAACAAGAGTTTATCGATTTAGTCCCTGCACCAGAAAAGGTAGCCGATGTTATGTAGGTCAGTCCGCTGTTAGCCATATTGTTGGCATCGGTCGCTGTGAGGACTTGCCCACTGACGAAAGTAGATGAAACGGTCATAATTAGTATCCTAGTTTGTTGTAGTTGAGCCTGCCCTGAACTGCGTTGTCAAGAATCAGGTAAGAGTTGAGGTCTGCGCCAGACAGATAGAACGTGTAGCGCGACGAAGATGGTGAAGCCGTCAATGATGCGCCTTCAATGATGGCGTAATAGGTGGTGCCACGAAAAGTCACCGTAATTGCGTAGCCGATGCAATCCCAAAAGCCCGTGCCAATTGCGTCCAGTTTCATTGAGTTTTGTGCTTCGGCAATGCAGGAAACGGAAGCCAAAGCAAAAGAGGTGCTGCCGTATTGAGTCAGAAGATAATTGGCAAAGTCGAGTGCCTGGGCAGTTCCGCTGTTGAAAGTACTTAGGTTGAGGTTTCGGTACGGCGCTGATCCGGTTGAAGAAACTTGAGCTGTATAACTTTCGGGCGAGACCGTTATCTGTGTGAAGTAGTTCTGACCAAGACTTTGGAAGTCAATAGCGTCATAGACCTGATTGGTTGCATTGTTGGTTGTGTCGGAAAAGTTGATTGTTGAGTTGAAACTTGAATATTTGGAGAGTGCCACAACGGAATTGCTTCCCTGGCGGATGCGTCCATTGAGTGTGGTTGTGAATTTATTGAACCAGTCCGCCCATGAGTTTGTGACGGTTGTGGCTGAGAGTGTTGGGTTGTCGTAGGTGGCGTAGTTACTTGTGACGGTCAGACCAGTTTGAGTTGCAGCTGCTGCAAGTTGTGCTGAGGCTGTGCCTGCGCCCATCGAGTAGCCGTTGCCCCTGGCGCGTCCCCATTGGGCGAGTGCGCCTTCTGCGCGAATTGTAAGGCGGTCAGAGTTGCCGACGTGGGTTCCTGAGTCGTAGACGATGCCATATTTGACTGAGGTATCTGTTATGCGTCCGTACCAGATAATTTTGCTTGTCGTTGTATTGGTGACTTTTATGAATGTTCCGGTGACCATTGCTGTAATTGGCGAGTAATAACCAGTTGGATACCAGATGTCAATTGAGCAGGTGTCGGCTGAGTAATTGTCTACAAGGGCGCGTCGACCTATCCCTATTTGAAATCCTTGAACATTTGACAGATTTGTGAAGGTAATATTATCTGTCGAGAAGGCAACGGTATAGTTCTGAGGCATCAGTAAATGTTTGCTGTCGTGATTGGGATGGAGCCGTTGTTGCGCATGAAGTCACGCAGGGCGTCAACTGTTGCGTTTGGATCTCCGCCCATGACATTGATTGTGATGTTCGAAAAGTCAAGGCTTGGAAGACCAGCCATAAGAACTCCACCTGAGGTATCCCCTTCTGATTTGTATGGCGTCATTGGTGGTTCTGTTGCCTTTTTAGATGGTGAAGCAGGAATGGATGCAGGAGTTCCCCCTGCTGTGCTTGATGCGCCTGGCACGTTAAATAATCCTTCTGCCTGTTGAGAAGACACGGGACGATTTGACGTCGGATTTTGAGCCATCAGATCAGCAAACGAAGGGAGTTTTTTAATGGTGTAATTGCCGAAATCACCTGTGCGAAGGAAATGAATTGCAGCCATTGGAATAGCGAGCGCTGCTTGCACACCGTTGACGAATCCAACAATGGCGTCGTAGATCGAGGCAAAGGTATTGCGCATTCCGCCAGCGTCGGTACCCAGACCGACAATCTCCGCTCTAAGTTGTTTAATTCCGCCAGCCCATCCGTCGGTTCCAAATGCTTCTCCGACGCGAACTGCTGAATCGCCTAATTCGGTCATGATTGGAAGCACCTTGTAGCCGATTGATTCTTGAAGTTCTCCGAGTGTGATTTTCAAGCGGGCGACAACGCCTTCATAAGTTTTTGCTTTTTCAGCTGCTGCCCCGCCGAAACGCTCCTCGAGCATCCCCTGAACTTTTTCAAATCCTGCTGCCTTTAATGTTGCAGCGTCGTACCCGACACCAAGTTTCGCCAAAGCACCGTAGGAGCCTTCCTGAGCCTTGGCAACGGCGTTTGCCACCGTCTCGACCGATTTGCCTGTTGAGGCGCTTAGGTCGAGGCTGAGGTTAAGGAGGTCTTGAGCCGCGCTGACGTCGCCAGTGGCACGAACGAGGCGACCGAGTGCCGGACGAAGTTCGTCGTCTGCAACGCCGACTGCTCGTTGGGTTTTGTCAATGTAATCCTCAACGCCTTTAATTTGAAGATCTGACGCGGTCGTTGATGCCTTGATGGCATTGGCGAGTTGAACTTGTGCGGCTTGGTCTTCGGCTGCTGCTTGTGCCGCTTTATACAGGACTGCTCCTGCAGCTGCTGCGCCCGCTGCTAAGGCTGCAAATGCAACAACAGCAACCTTGGCTGCTTGCTCTGCTGCGAAGCCAACTTTTTCGGTTCCTGTTTCTAAGTTTTTGAATTCGTTGAGGGCAGATTTGATTCCTTTGCCGTCGAATTCTGTGATGATGGGGATTGCTAGAGCCATTAGTCGAGTTCTTTCTGAACGAGTTTGATTGCGTCCATTGACGCTTTCAGCATCTCACGCTCAATCTCTCCGCGCTTGCGAAAGACGGCAGGCCCGAGAACTCGAGTAGTGCCTGGGCGAAGTTGCCCGAGTGAATCACCAAGGCGGTTTTGATTGGTGCGTCCCGCTGCTTCAAAAACTGCAGCTGCCACGTTTGTCTGGGTTATGTAGATCAGGGACACGGCTTCTCGAGATGCGTCGACCTTTAATTTGACGCCAGAGATTGCGCGAGCCACAGAAAACGGAAATATTTTTTTGTTGTTCTGTTGCCATTTGCGAGCCATGCCAGAAAGCGGAACTTGTGTA